TATATTTTTTTCTTTTTAAATAATATAAATGAACAATTTATTTGACATGAATGAATTGATAAAACGTGTTATTAAATATTTAATTGAAGGTTTAATGGTAGCTATCGCTGCATTTGCCATACCAAAACGCTCTTTAAATATTGAAGAGATAATTTCGCTCGCATTAACTAGTGCAGCAACTTTTGCGATTTTAGATACTTACTTACCCTCAATGGGTGTATCTGTTAAGCAAGGTGCAGCCGCTGGTATTGGATTCAACTTAGTAAAATTTCCAGGTGGATTTTAAATATGTATGAGTTAAATTAATATTAAATTATTTATTTTAAATAATTTAATATTTAAAATAAAAATTAAAAAATATTTTGAATTAATTTATCAATAATTACATAACACAATGGAATGAATTAATTACGATTATAATCTACTTTAAAAATATAAAAATGAAATTAAATTTACATGGACTATGAGAAAACCTAAATATGTTTTTGAAAAATAAAGAGCTGTGAAAGAATTAGAATATAAATGTGAAATTTGGATATATGATAAAGATGAAACTTTACTTAAAACCATATTCAATAAAAAATAAAAAATAAAAAATAAAAAATAAAAAATAAAAAATAAAAAAATAAAAAATAAAAAAATAAAAAATAAAAAATAAAAAATAAAAAATAAATAAAAAATAATAAATAAAAAATAAAAAATAAAAAATAAAAAAAAAAAAATAAAAAATAAAAAATAAAAAATAAAAAATAAAAAATAAAAAATAAAAAATAAAAAATAAAAAATAAAAAATAAAAAAATAAAAAATTTTATTTCAATTCAGAAAATTTTTTTTTAATTTTGGACATTTTTAAAAATGTCTCTTTTTCAAAAATATTTTAAACTATTGGAAAAACACTAAAAAAATAACACTCTTATCATAATGGTTATATTAATATTTTTCAATTACAAAAGTTGTTACCAAACGTTTTTTAAAACTTTACAAAAATGTCTGAGAGAAATGTTGACAAAATGATGACAAAAAACTCTCAAGATTTTCAATAATTCTTTTATTACGATACATGATAATAAATATATGAGACATTTTTTCAAGTTATGGTGTGAGAGTTTTTGTCATCATTTGTCATCATTTCTCTCAATACCTTAATTATTAGCATAATTAACAAAATATTATATTTTTTATTGCTAGAATAAAAAATATAAATCTTAAACGGTTGGAATAGCTTCCCAATTATTAATGTGACATATTTGTCTCCATAAATTATCTTGTTCTATTAATTTAACACGATCTTTTAACATTGGTATATTTGGCAAATATTGCATTTCATCTAATAATTCTAATAATTTATACAAAACAAAATGATAATTTAAAAAATTTACACGTGTATAAGGACATACTTGAGCATATGGAACTAATATTTCCATAAATAAATTATATAATGTTTCTTCTAATTCTTGACTAAATACAGGAGGAGGCATACCTAATTTATTTTTAATGAAGGCAATATGTTCATAATATTTATTTAGTTCTAATTTTTTAAGAATTTCTTTCATTTTCTTGTAAGTTAATTCGCTCATATCAATTCTTTCTTTTTTAATTTGTTGTTCAATAAGTTCAATATGGTCATTTGGTATTTGTGTAGTTTCCTTTCCTTGAAATTGAGCAATAATTTCTTTAAAATGAGTAATTTTTTTATAAGAATAAAAACACACTTCTTTTGGAGGTTCTTTATAACTAGGTTTTTCATTTTCAATCAAATATGGAATATGTACTGCACAATTATTACATATTAATACTCCTTCATCTTCTAATGGTGTCATTTCACCAATATTACAAATACTACACACATCCATATTTTTTAAATATAAATTCATGTCAATGAAAGATTCGTCAATATTGCTCAAATATTTTTGAACTAAATTTTTAGTATTTATTTCTTCAGTTGTATTACAATCTTGTTCTTTTGGTTGAACTTTGAAAATACTAAATAAAAGTTGATTTTTAGTAGTAATAGGTTTTACATTATTTTCATCAGAATTTTCGATATTTTTTTTATTTTCAAAATATTCGAAAATATATTTGGAATTATTTAAATAATAATTATTTTTCTTTTTTTTTAATTCACTTATAAGTTTATTTATTTCTTTTATTCTATCAGATAATTCCATTTGTTCTTCAATTGTTAATTCTTCATTTGCTAATTTATATTTACACATTAACTTTTCTGCTTTTAAATTAGGAATTGTGTTTGTTTCATCTGAGATAAATTCGTTTACAAATTCAGTGTGTTTACCATCTAATGTTGTCAAATACTTTTTACAAACATTTATTTTTTTATTGGTTTTGGTTTTAAATGCGGGCATTTTTAAATACTTATAATATGAATAGTTTTTTTATTTTATAATTAAACCAATTGAATTATTTATTTATTCTTCCATTAATTATACAAAGAAAATAATTTCTTAAATATCGCAAAATAAAAATTGAATTTAAATATTTTAATTTTATTTTATTTATCAAATATTAATAATAATGGATTACGTTCATATTCTCTCCATTGAAGGAAACATTGGTTCTGGAAAAAGCACAATGTTAAAACATTTAAAAACAAATTTATCATTGTCTGACGATGAATGTAAAATTGTATTCGTAGATGAACCAGTATCTTCATGGGAAAATATTAAAGATTCTGATGGAAAAAATATGATTGAAAAATTTTATGAAAATCAGATGAAATACGCTTTTGCTTTTCAAATGATGGCATTTACTACAAGATTGATATATTTAAAAAATACAATTAATGATGCCATAAAAAATAATGATAATAAAAAAATTATTATTATTACAGAAAGAAGTTTACATACAGATTGTTATGTATTTGCTGAATTATTAAAAAAACAAGGAAATATTGAAGATGTTTGTTTTCAAATTTATATACAAATGTTTAATGAATTTTCATCAAATTATTTAGTTAATACAATTATATACGTAGATACAACTCCCGAAATATGTTACGAAAGAATTATGAAACGTTCAAGATCTGGAGAAGAAATAATAAGTTTAGATTATCTTACACAATGTCATGAAGAACATGAAACATACATTCATACGAAAATGCCAAATACAAATAAACTAGTAATTGATGGAACATTAGACATTTGTAAAAATCCTGAAATATTAGATGAATGGTTAGAAATTGTTACATATTGTATAAATAAAATAAAATAATAAATTAATATTTTTTATTTATATATTATAATGCAACATACATACACACTTAAACCAAAAAAAACACAAAAACTTTATAGAAACGTAAGAAATGAAGATACCATTTTATTTAAAGATTATTCACCTTCTAGTGAAATTATAAAATATAATAGTTTTTTTTTTAGAAGTGATATATTGATTGAATATGTTAAAAAAATAAATACAATTTTTAAAAAAAATGGAAAACAATCTTTATTCAAAGAAAATTATAAATTATATAATATGGATGATATTGTATATCATTTATTAAATAAACCAGGTGTTCGTACTAGAAATTATAATAGAATAATTCAGTCTGATAAATGGCAAACGATAAAAAAATATATTATTAGTTTAATACCATCAGTCTTAAGTAAAATGTGTAGTAAAAATGTAAATAGAGGATATACTAAATCTTCTTTTAATAGAAATATAAAAAAATTAATTTCTGAAGAAGCCTCACATATTTATGATGATGACATAGTTATAATGGCACCAAGAGAAATAGAACATTATATATCTTATGAAAAAATTAAAAAAAAAGTAGAAGAAACCAAAAAAGATGATAGTGATAGTGATAGTGATAGTGATGAAGAAGATTATACATTAAAAAGAATTTATGATATTGATGAAGAATTAGATGAAAATATAGAAGAAAAACTTGAAGATATGGATGAAGAAATAAATGAAGAATTTGAAGATATGGATGAAGAAATAAATGAAGAATTTGAAGAACCAGAAGAACCAGAAGAAATAATAGAAAAAATTGATGATTATAAAAAATTAAAATTTTCTGATTATAAAGAACAATTTAAAGAAAAATTAAAAATGTTTGTCGGATTTATGATTGTTTCAAGAGGAAAATGTAAAATATTTCCTAATGATTATATTTTAAATTTAATTTGTACAAATATGCCTGGTGTTGGTTCAATATTAATAGGATTATACTTATATACAATTTTAAAACATCCAATTCTTCCAATGACTGGCGAAGATTTATTAATGACAGAAAATTTAGAATTAAGTGGTGATGCTATTGTTTATTATGATAAAATTAAAAAATCAAAAACTTTTAGAAAAAAATATAAAAATGAAAGTAAATATGGAATACATGTATTTAAAAGAAAATTTACAACAGATGATGATTTAATACCTACAAATGGATTAGCTATATTAGAACTGGCAAATTCATATTATAATTATCCAGGATTATGTTTGTATGAAAAAATTGGATTTGAATATGATAAAACTTTATTTTCAAAAAATTCAGATACTTTTTGTGTATATGATTATGGAAATCTACCAATGAGTTTAAATTTTGGCGATGATGCTGTTAGTGGATGCTACGCAGGATTATCTATTGAAGAAAAAATTACGAAAATTTTAAATATAATTGTTGGAAATGAACAATGTTCAAGAAATCAAATATGTTTTATTCAAAATAATTCTCATAAAAAATTATTATCTACATTGAACGAATTGATAGTATATCAAGATTCATACATGAGATTTAATTATACATCTGATTATGAAATTAAAATAAATAAAAAAATAAATAAATATACAGAAATTTTAAATATTATTAATCAAAATAAACCATATTATGAAATAAATTATAATTATATAAAACAAATTATTCATGATTTAGAAAATAATAATATTACGTCGGATATAGAAATATTATTAACTCATTTTACTGGCGGAAAAAAACAAAATAAAACAAAAAAACAAAAACACAACAAAATAAAAAACAAAAAACAAAATAAAACAAAAAAACAAAATAATAAATAAATTAATATTTTCATGGCTTTAAATTATTTTTTATAAAATAAAAAAATTGATTTAAATAAATTAAACAAATAATAATACATATTACTACTATCAAATCAACAAATGGATCTCAAACAAAAAAAATTGTCTAAGTCTGAGTGGAATTCTATTGAAATTTCTGTTTCTGAAAATGAAAAAGAAGTTTTAAAGCTTATCACCCAAGGATACAACAATGTTAATATTAAATTCAATAAAACCGAATCATTATTCACTTATTTGAAAATTGATTTTAATCAATCATTAGAAAATTATTTATTCAGCAAGTACTTTTCTGATAAAATAAAATCACTGATTGAAAAATATAATTTATCATATATTCAATTTAACGCATCAAAAAAAATAATACAATCATCCAGAGAAAATTACATTATTAATATTACTTCAATTGTCAAATTAAAAAGTGCGGATCAAGTTCGTGTGTCTCGTTTTGATGTAATTGACCCTAATGTTTCTGAAAATATTTATGAATATATTTTACTATATCATCTAGAAAATGTTTTAAAATATATTAAACGCGAAGATAATAAATGGCATTTTCATTATTATACATTAAATAAATTATTACAAAATAATGTTGATAAAATAATTCATTACATTAAAGATATTTGTCAAATAGTTTTATCCAAAGTTGAAGAAAATATAAATTTATTATATATTTTAAAACATTCGTCAGACATCATTGAAAAAAATAAAAATTTGCTTAAATTTGCTGACATGTCTTTGTATAATCATCAAAAACAATTATTCACTGCAATGAAACAATCTGGACCCAAATTAGTTCTTTATATAGCACCAACAAGTACTGGAAAAACTATTTCACCACTCGGATTATCTGAGAGTAATAAATTAATATTCGTTTGTGCTGTAAGACATGTTGGTTTATCTTTGGCTCGTTCAGCAATATCAATTAATAAGAAAATAGCATTTGCTTTCGGTTGCTCATCAACATCAGATATAAGACTACATTATTTTGCAGCAACAGATTACACAAAAGATAGAAAAAGCGGACAAATTCGCAAAGTAAATAATGCTATTGGTGATAAAGTGGAAATAATAATTTGTGATGTTAGGTCATATTTATATGCGATGTACTACATGTTAGCATTTAATGATGCCACAAATATTATAACTTATTGGGATGAACCAACAATTAGTATGGATTATGAAAAACATAATTTACACAAAGTTATTAAGAAAAATTGGAAAGAAAACACTATACCAAATATAGTTTTATCATCAGCAACCTTGCCAAAATTAAATGAATTAGAATTGACAATTGATGATTTTAAAACTAAATTTTCAAAAGAAAATGAAATCCCGACTATCATTAATATCGTAAGTCATGATTGTCGCAAAACAATTCCACTAATTGATAATAACGGATATGTCGTGATGCCTCATTATCTTTGCGAAAATTATACAGATATTCTCAATATTGTGAGACAATGTGAAGAAAATTTAACATTATTGAGATACATCGATTTACAAGAAACAGCAAATTTCTGCCTGTATGTTGAAAAGAATAATTGTTCTTCACGTTCTTGTAAATTTGAACGCAATTTTGCGACAATTAATGACATTGACATGCAAAGCATTAAAATATATTATTTAAAAGTACTTAAAAACATTTTACCAAATAAATGGGCACAAGTATATAATTATTTTACTACTTCCAGAAACAGAAAAATAAGTGTCAATACATCAGTAGATTTGAGAGGAAATAAAAATAGACTTTCTAAAATGAATAGCGTTGGTCCTGGAATTATTCCCGATACTAATTCTGCTGAACAACAAATAAATAATGTTGGTATGTATATCACAACTCGCGACGCATATACATTAACTGATGGCCCAACTATATTTATAGCAAATGACTTACAAAAAATAGCCAAATTTTATATAAAACAATCTAATATTCCTTCGAGTGTCATGACAGACATACAAAATAAACTCGATATGAATGCCGAAATTAATGAAAGAATAAATCAATTGGAAAAAGAAATTGATTTAGAAGAAAGCAAACTCGCTTCTAAATTATCTTCTGATGACCAAAAACAAAAAAAAACTGAAAATCGTCAAATATCGCAAATGAGTGAACAAATAAATAATTTAAAATCTATCATTAAACGTGCTACCATTGACGATATGTTTATTCCTAATAAACTTACACATTTAAATAAATGGGCTGAAGGATTATCTAATACATCTCGTTCATTTACAAGTTCTATTGATGATGATATAGTAGAGTCTATCATGTTACTTAAAGATGTTGATGATAGTTGGAAAATATTATTATTATTAGGAATTGGAATATTTACAGACCATAGAAGTAGCAATTATAGTGAAATTATGAAACAATTGGCTGATAAACAAAAATTATATTTAATTATTGCTGACAGCGACTACATTTATGGAACAAATTATCAATTCTGTCATGGATATTTAGGAAAGGATTTATCACTTACTCAAGAAAAAATTATACAATCTCTTGGAAGAATTGGAAGAAGCAATATTCAACAAGAATATACAGCAAGATTTAGAGATATATCTCAAATAAATATGTTATTTCAACATTTAAACTTTTCTGAAAAACCTGAAGTTATAAATATGAATATATTATTTAATTCAAAAAATATTAAATGGAATAAAGAAACATTAGAATATGAAGAAATTGAAGAAACAATTGAAGAACAAATTGATGAACTAATTGAAGATCAAGATGAAGCTGAAGAATTAGATGAAGAAGAATTAAAGATGACAGAACCTATTATTAAGAAAAGAAAAGATGTTAATGATGTTGATGATGAAGAAGGATAAATACTAACTTTTAATAAAAGTTGAACAAAAATTTATTTTTATTGAAATTATTTTTTTAATTTTTATTTTTATTAAAAATTAAAAATTAAAATACTTTTATTAGAATGTATATTTATTAAAAAATATATATAATGGGAAATAATCAACAAAAACAAAAAGTAAATTTTGAAGATGTACAATTTGTTATTAAAAATGCTGACAATCATTTATTAATTAATACAATGTTAGATAATTTACAAAATTGTTTAATTGTTAATACAATGCCAATAGATAAAGAAGAATTAATAATAAATAAATTATTAAATAATGGAGATAATAAAAATATAAAAATTATAATTTATGGAAAAAATTCAAATGATGAAACACCGATAAAAAAATATGAACAATTATTAGACCTTGGATTTTCAAATATTTATATTTATACTGGTGGATTATTTGAATGGCTTTTATTGCAAGATATTTATGGATCAGAATTATTTCCTACAACAAGTAAACAAAATGATTTATTAAAATATAAATCTCAAAAAATGTTAAATGTTCCATTGATTGAATTTTAAGTTATCGAAGCAACATTTTTCCCCCATGACCCCTTCTTTTTATTTTTTATAAAAATAAAAAATAAAAAATAAAAAATAAAAATAAAAAATAAAAATAAAAAATAAAAAATAAAAAATAAAAAATAAAAATAAAAAATAAAAAATAAAAAATAAAAAATAAAAAATAAAAATAAAAAATAAAAAATAAAAATAAAAATAAAAA